AGAAGATTTTCTACGTCCCTTGGCATAGGGTTTTCCAAACATATCCTTTTTTCCAGGGTTTCGTTTTTGCTTAGTGGCAGTAAACTCATCTGTCAAGGCTGCGGATTTTTTCTTAGCTGCGGGTTTCTTAGCTACTTTCTTTTTAGCTACTGGTTTTTTCTTTTTAATTTCAGTTTTCACTAGTATTTTTTCCCTTTTCTTCCAAAACCTGCGAAGTCAATTCCATTACTTACTCTGAATGCCTCTTGAGACATCCTTCTTCTTTGAATCTGAGATTGTGCTGCTGCAATTGGATTCTCACTTTGTTTCAATATTACAAAACTTGCAGTCTTTGCATCAGCTAAAAGATAGCTAAATGCTTGTGATGGTAAATCAGGAACAAAAGTATTAGTAACAGACCATGTAGGCTGTACTTTACCAAAGCATTGTGACTTACTCTGTTGCATATTACTAGTATCTATAGCCGAATCATAAGAATCAAAGATTAAATATTCATCATCAAATGATGTATAAAAAGTAGCAGGAGCATCATTATTAATATTTAAAGAAACTCCTGTTGCATCTGTAACAACCTTTACTCCTGACTCATCACTTTTTCTTACTGATATTAAATCTACAAACTCTTTAGGAGTTTTGTATTTTATATCTATATATTTATCAAATGAATCTGCTGTTGTTTTAACATTATATTTAACCCATTCAATGTCAATAGCACTATCTGGTATTTTCATGTGAGTAGGTCTAGCAGAAGTAGCAGCCTCTAGTCGAATAAACTTTTTTAACTGAGGCCAATCCTTTCCATCAATTAGATTATAATATGATGTTTTTATTATTTGAGCTACTTGCGTACTTTCTACAGTATCAGAAATATCTGATACATTATCTGAATCTAAATCAGATAATATATCCTGTGTTAGTTCTAGTAACGTCATTGAAGGCATTAGGCTGTCCTACGAATAATAACTGTTATAGTACATCGAGTAGTGGTTGCATTACTTGAAGCTATAACAAAATTTACTGCTTGATTTGCTGTTAAAGTATTAGCACCACTTGGGGATACTGTGTCTACATCTCCCGCTGCACTACCTGATTGAGTAATGGTAAGTACGCCACTAGTTACTGCGGTAGTACCTATCTTAGCCGTTATCACACAATCAGCAGTAGTGAAGGCATTATCAATTACACTTGTAATGCTAGTGATTGTTCCTGCATAAGGAGTAGCTAGATAGTAAGTAGTATTAGTAACTAAATCTGCTATGTGCAGATTAAGAGCAAACTCTTGAAACTTCCAAGCATTTACTCCTGACGATGCGTGTAGCACTGTATCTGTCGTAGCTGCCGAAGCACCTTTGGCTTCATGCAGATTTGTATTAGTAATATTCTTGTGTTCTATTGTCATAAGAAAAACCTTGAAAAAAAGGGGGCGCGAAGACCCCCCTTTAGTTTGTTACATTAATATAAAGAACATTCCCAATTAAGCAGCAGGAACATCTAAATATTCAACAATGATTTGCGCTCTACCTGCGGTAAATGTACCAGTAGCAGCTACCTGTAGTTGCCCAACTGCATCTAGTTTGCCCATAACAGCCTTACCAGAGTTAGTGCCTCCATGAGTGGAAGCCTTCAATGCAGCTATAACTTCACTAGCATCAATCTCTGCCACAACAAGAGCATCCCATAATTTGTCCTCGCCTGTACCAATTGCCGAAGCATCAGTTTCAACGAAATCAATATCATAGCTAGTCCCACCTGCGAAGGCAGTAATAACTTGGAAGTATGCTTCTGTTACAAGTGTATTTGCCGGAAGACGTAATACCATTTTATTAGTAGTATCACTTACGGGAAGATCACTATAGTCAAAAGTCCATACTGCTCGTTTAACTGGACCTTGCGAAGGGATAACACCACCAAATTTCTTATCGGTAGTCCTTGGCCCATAATGATTTTCTACATTCCGAATTAAATTAGTTTCAAAACCCATAATAATTCTCCTTAGTAGTTAGTTGGGTGAGTAGCGATAGAGATCAATGTATCTGTTCTCTGAACACCTAAACCAAAACGAGAGGTTACTTGGAAATTGTCACCACGGTTATTCGGGTCACGCCATCCTTCTGTTCTTGGTTGTCTACGCCATGCATGCATTACTGGTTTGCAATTATCATCTGCAACACACATTATGACGTTCATAACATCGCCGACTTCTGCGGTGTCATTAGCAAGATTGTAACTGGAAGCATTAAGTGCTTCAGTAGCAGTCTTTACTGGTAGGAAGTTAGAAGTCCAAATATCGAAACCAAAGATATTCTTAACAAACTTATGTTCCTTAGAAAAACCTTCAGTAATAATCCCTTCAAAATGAGGATTGTTTGATACGTTTGTTAGATTGGACAAGCTATTGAAAGTTGCTTCAACTACTGGATCAACAATCATAATACGACCATTGGCAGGAACACCTGCTTTATCAAGTGATAGTTTAGCTGCAACTAAATCACCCATTGTCATAATACGATTAGTTGCTGATGCACCACCTGCGACCCAACGATGAGGTTGTCCGTTAACCAGATTGACATCTGCATTAGTTTGTCCAGTTCCACTTTCACTTGCAGCTACAGCCAAGAAACGAGTTTCGTGATCTACAGCTAAAGCGCGGGTGGATTCTACTGCTCTCATACTCATCAGAGCTTCTATTTGCGAACCATCTTCACGAAGTTCATCAGATACACGCCAAGCATCGGCCTTGTAATCTGTAATAGAAAGAGTAAGAGTATTGTTATCAATTGAGTTAAAGTCAAGAGGAGTGTCTTCTGCACCATCTTGAATTGTAACAGTACCAATTGTTTTAATATTTAAAGTCGTTCCAGACCCGAAATCTGAGACATCACGATAAAGGCCTTCCGGCAATGCGAATGTCTGTAGATTGTCAAGTATAAACTGACTATACTGTTCTGCTTCAATAAAAGCAGTTGAGTTAGTTGTTAATTGTGACATTATAATTCCTTTTTAAATTGATTATATACCTTGGTTCTTACGAACCTTCTCACCTGCAATGGCCCAAGCACTCTTAACATCTCTGGAATTGAAACTCTTTACCTTAGATGAAAGTTCGCCTGTCGTCTCTGCGGTATACGCTTGCGTATTAACAGATCCGGCACTTGTAGGTGTGACTTGAGGTTGTTGCTGTGATCCTAATCCCGCCATCTTAAAGACAGCAGTAGGAGAATTAGCAGCAATTATATTCAAATCAGATACAGTTAACCCAGAATCAGTAGCGAGTTGGTTATAAACCTCTTCACCTTTAGCTCCGTATTGCTTCATAAAGCGTTGCGCCACGGTTTTATTATTCTGAGCTTTCGTTTTAACTTGCTCTATCTTAGTTAATTCTTGATTAACTAATGTTGAGATATCTTGCTGAGATTGCTGTTGCGTAGGAGTTGTCTGTCCTTGGGCTTGAGTTTCTCTGAATTCATCCATGAGTTCTCTAGTTGTCCTCTGGCCTTCCAATGATTGTTTCAATGAAGCGTTCTCTGCTTCGATTGTTGCAATGTGATTCTGGGCAGGGGCGATAGATGCATAAGCTGCTTCTAGCGTTGAGTACTTCTTTCCCTCTCCTACGATCCCTTGTAATTCTGTCGGAACTACTGGTGCGGTTTGGGTATCTACTACTGGTGTTTCTACTGCTTCTACAGGCTTGTCGGCCTCAAATATTGTTTCTTCAGTCATTTGTTAATTCCCTTTGTCAGGTAAAAATCTAATGATCCTTTCTATTCGGCGTAAATCGCCGAGTAAGAAGGCTTGTGATTCAGCCCATGATGGACTTCCAAACGCTTCCTCTGAAATCATCTTTCTGTAAGAGGTTGCTTTTTCTTCTTCTAAGTATAATCTAAGGATATGAACTACATCTCCTTTAGACATCTTACTCCAATCTTCTTCACCTACTCTTAAAAATTTAGTAGTCATATAAAACTTAACCCCTATATTGTATCACGTTTCCCTACCTTCTGTCAAGCTATTTCTTTTAAACTAGCCTAATAACTCTTCTTCTACAGGTACGGACTGCTCCATCTCTAGATCGCCTTGAGCTTGTTGTGCTTGTCCAGATGTTTCTTTCTGTTCTTGCACTGCAATATTAGGGCTAATCAATTGGAATTTCTCTAGTCCCATTGCCTCTTCTAGCATCTTAGCCAAGGCTATTGATGATACATGAGGAGCGATTACTTCAGCCACAGGTCCATTAAATATACCCATAACATTCTGAATCAATTGACTTCTTGCTGAAAAGTGTCTTGATCCCATAGGCATGATCTTACCTTTAGCTGTAATATCATTCTTCTCTATTTCCATAAATTCTACTATACCAATGTCATCGTCCATTACTCGGATAAGATCTGCTTGGTCTAGATTCCTCTTAGCAATCTCTAACATTTTATTCAATGCTTTCTCTAAGAATCTCTTCTCGAATTTATTAGTTTTATTTAGAAAGATTCGTTGTGCAGCGTTGTCTAGCTTCTCTACTTCAAAAGCTGTCTTCTCACCTGCTGTACGAATACCAAGTGCGTTCTTAGGGCTACCTGCTAGTTCTTCCATAGTACCCATCAGTCCACCAATCTCATTGTTAGTTGCTAGAGCTTGTGGGTTCAGATTAAGCATCTGTATATCTCCATCCTCTGGTAGATGTACTATGCCTTTAGGTTGCCATGCGAAGGGTTCTACTGCTCCCTTCAAAGCTACCATAGGGAATACACTTAGATCAAATGCATCTGCTTTAAGATTCTCTAGATGATCCAACCTGTATTGTAGTCCTACTAGATTATCCAGAGGCCCCATTGCCCAGAGGTTATCAGGGCGTTCCCGCCATCCAACATGAACCATGTCATCTCTACCAATCCAACTAGGATTCTTGATACTACGCAAGGTCCACATCCTATCTATAACTGTGATAACCATGTTCTCTTGTAGCTCATCCTTGTCTTGATCGTATAGATCTCCCTTGAATTCTAGGATTTCCATTAGACCAGACTGTAGATACTCAGAC